GCCCAATGCTGCTACTGCTCTAGTACCGTCTGCACCCTCATAAGCAAAGTTAAGCGATGCAATACCACCAGTAGTAAAACCCTCTAGTGATACACTATTAACCTTACAACCCCAGGCGCTCTCTCTCACAGCGTCCTCTATGTATTTAGCTACGCTAAATGATGGATGACCTGAATCAGCAGGGTAATAGGTCTGCACTGCTGTTATTACAATACCATCTACATAAGCACCAGCAGGGTCAGCTATAAGTAGAGTAATATTAGTATCACCAGCAGCATTAGAAACGCTTGATATTGGGCTAGTGTGATATGCACCACTTCTTTTAGTAGTGACTACATCACCTATATTAAATACGTTAGCATCTGCATCTGCAAGGCAGATAACTGTATCTGAGTATGTACCACCGTCTGCATCTGATGATGTTTTAGTAACTGCACTACGCTCTGCACCTAAACATGACTCCCATAGTAAGCCATACTCAGGGGCTGCGCCCTCTGTACCATTAGCTTTTAGCTCTACAGGTAAAGCACCTGTAACGCCCTCTAGCCCTCTACGTGGTGTAGTTTGACCTAGTGAACCGTTAAATACGTTACGCTCTACTAGCTCTTTAGTAACGTCCATTGACTCACCATCTTTTAAAACTTGCATGTATTCAGCCGCTAGAGGCTCAATATATGTACCCTCTGTTACCTCTTCTCGTATACCAATTGAGGTATTACTTTTAACACTATAACCCATAAAGCCTCCCTATAATGCTTTCCTATATACTACTGATACCGTACCAGTAGCTAGTATTACGTTATTATCCTCCAAATACTCTGGCTCATCAACAGATAAATCTAGTGTCTGTATAACTGTACTTGATGCGCCACATCTAGTATTTACTAAATCCTTATATATTTCTAAATGCTTCTCTAGCAGTGTTACCTCTGCTGCTAACTTCACACTATCACCTGTGTTAGAGCTTGCGTAATCTGTAGTTAGTTTAATATGAAAGTTTTGAGTAACTGTAAAAGACCTAGTAACGCCCTTATCCTCACTCTGTGTAATGTCACCAGCCTGCACCCCATATTTATTACTAGAGCCTCTAAAACTGTTATCATTAGGGTTAGCTATATACGCCATCTCAGAGTATGAGCTACCCAATACAGCCGCTACCCTTGTCTCTATGCCTGTTACTATTGTACTTATCTCTGCCATTATCTCACCATCGTATGCTGTACTATTGCCAGCTTTTCAGTGTCATCTATCTCACCATCGTCATTTTTATCAATGGTTAAATAGATAGTTTTTATAAGCTCTCTATACATACTATCATATTTAGCTGCCTTTACTGCCCAATTATCCTCAGGCTGGTCTGATAAGTTAAAGTAGATTAGGCTAATGGCTAAATAAGCAGCAGCGTCTTTAATCTCATTTTTATCTAGTATGTCCCAACCTGTTATACGTGTACGTGCATAACTAGAGTCGTATTTAATCATACCCTCAGTAAAAAGCTTTTGTATAATCTGATTACGTGCAGCGCAGTGCATCTTTAAGTGAGTAGTTTGACCCATTAAGAGATTACTATCATTAATGTAAGGGTTATACATGGCTATGCTCTTAGCATCTGAAAAAACCAGGCCTACAAAGTTAAATACAGTCTCTGTATGTGTAGCACTTGGCTGGATCCTTAGCCAGTAAAGCTCCTCACTATCAATAGTGTTAGTGCCCCAATCGTCATTATCATTACTATCTACTGGCCTAGTAAAATGTAAAAAGCCATCAGTAGTAAAACCGTTAGTCTCATCTATTACCGTTAAACTAGCCCAATCGCTTGAGTCTGTACTGTAATAATGTACTGCTAACGTGTTAGCGTTAGTATTAGCTGCGGTAAAACTAAAAAATATCTCAGCTACAGGCTTATAAAAGCCTATGTAGATATATTCACTATCTGCAAGTGTAATAGTAGCTGTACCTGTTGACTCATCACCTAACTGCTTTGTATAGTCGGTGTAAGTTGGGTCACTGTAGTATCTAAAATCAAGTAGTATTTTACTATCTAGCATTTTAACTCCTTAGTTATCTATTAGGACTATATCAAAACCTGCTGATACAGCCGCCCCTGTCACGCCTGATGCTGCAAGCTCGGCCGTCATAGCTATATCAGTCTTAGCACTAAATACCTCTGGCTCTGTATAAGGGTGATTATAAGGAAAACCGTCACTTATAGCCGTCCTGTGCTTAAGCTGGAATACTTGGCCAAAAGGTCTAGCTTTAAGCCTTACAACATAGTTAGTTGTTTTTTTAGCCCCTGCACTACTAGCGTACCAGCTTCTTAAATATGCTGTTTTTCCTAGAGGTACAGTATATAGCGCCATCTCGGTTTGGTTATTTCCGTTATCAATTACAGCCCTAACCTTAGTAGTATCTACAGGTACGCCCCCCGACAAGGTGGTATCTACATAACAATAAACATTACCCGATAAATCAGCATCACCTACGTTTTTTAGCCTAAATACTCTTATTAGTGAAGTCGTTAATGCTACTCTAGTTTGACCTGTTAGTGTTACAGTCTGAACAACTAAGTCATAACTAGCATCAAGCCCCTGTATCTCAATATCTACAGTATCACCAGCGTTAGAGCTTACAATGCTATCTATATCTGCTGTACTAGAGTAATTATATTGCATCTCTGCTATGTCAGCGTCATCTGCACCGTCCCATATATTTACTTCACCGTCATCTGAGTCAAAGTCTGGTGCGTTACCGAATTTATGTACATAAGTTGCACCTGTCACGTCACCCTTTGCAATGCTTAGGCCATCCTCTACATTAGCTACTTTTAAGTTATTTGACGCTGTGGCCTCTATATTAACAAAGCTACCATTATCACTTAAAGCTGTTAATACTGATTTTTGAAGTGTTGCGTCATCATCTTCACTTATACTATCTTGTATTCTATGGCTAGATGCTTTTGAGTTAGTTTTTTTTAAAACCGCTTGTAAATCAAAAGTAGCCTGTAATGTGCTACCATTAGTGTATTTTACTCTGTAGTACCTACTGTGAGGCTGTATGGAGTATGTCTTTTGGGTAGCGGCTGGTACAGTGAATTTATCACCTTGCCCACTATGCCATGTTGTACCATCACTACTCATCTCGATGGTTAGGCCATCTGTAGCGCTTGCTACATCAGAGTATACAGTTATAAATATCAAAGCGTAGTCTAGTGTCTCAACAGCCACCCCTGTAAATGTAGCATCTACCGCTAATGGGGTGCTTGTGCTATTATCAGTATCTACTTTACCGTCTAAAACTACCTTAAGCTGACCTGATGCGTTTATACCTGCCTCTACGCCATCAGACCCTGTTAATGTAGTTCTAACCGATGTATTTTTATTACCTACATCTATAAATTTATTATTTTCACGTGTACTTAAATCAATAGGTAAAGCCATGATACCCCTAAAAAGGGGGGCTTAGCCCCCCTATAAAGTTAGTTTAGTCTACTTTTTTAAACCATACATGTAGGTGGAATTTACCAGCAGTTAGCGCAGCAGTACCAATAGTCATTAGTAGGTTATTTTCACCGCTTGCAGTGTACCTTTTAGCTGCTAGGCTATGTACTGAGTTTTCTGTAAGTGCAGCTACAGCTACTGACTCAATAATTGAGTCTGTGTCTGATGTTTGACCTACGATAACTGTAGCACTACCGCCTGATGTACCAGCAGTCTCTACGTGTAGCATTGCGTCTACAATAACGCACCCTACAGGTATTTCAACTAGATCATATGTACTAGTTGTAGCCCCTGTATCCTCTGAAAAATCATACGTACCTTTTACATATACAATATCGTCATTGTAATAATCGTTAGCACTGACATCTTTTTTGCCATCTGCATCAACTAAAGCCATCTAAGACCTCCTTTTAGTTTTTTTACGTTTAGGGGTAGGTGAGGGCTTAACCTCACCTACTATTTTATTTTCCATTGTAGTGTGTTGAGATATCTCAAAGTGAGCGAACCAATGACCATTGCGTGACTCTGTTACGTTAATGATATCTACAGACTCTTTAAGAGCCTCTATTTTATTTTCTAACTCTTTAAGAGTCGATGCGTTTAAATGCCTTAGCTTTGTACCCACTTTAATTTACTCCTTATGAGCTTGCAGTAATTTTAACTGAGCGCTCATCATCAAACTGACTTACACCAAAAACAAGATCGGCTGTCATTATGTAGCCATACTTTTTATTAGAGTGCTGGTCAGATACTTTAAGTCTTAGCCCCTGTTGCATGATTAGGTATAGAGCTGATCTATGACAGCCATAACCTGTATCTGCTGCCAGGTTTTGAGCCTCTACAGTGTTAAAACCGTATAGAGGAAAACCAAACTCACCAGACGCTACAGCACCTTTATTAACAGTATCATTACTGATAAATGTAGATGCTCCTAGAATATCACCATAAAAGGATGGTGCTAGGAAAAGCGCTCTTTCACTGTTTGGTACACTCTGTGTACTCAAAAGATTACGCATGTTAAGCACATCAGCAGCAGCTAAAACACCAGCAGATGCAGTTTCAATAACGTGATCAGGGCTAGATGTACTAGGCACAATAGCAGCAGTTACTGCGTCCTCTACCTGTTTAGCAATTGAGTACATTAGCGCTGACTGTGCAGCAGCCTCAAATGACTTGCTTTGTAGCTGTGCTAAATCGGTAAATTCAAATCCAGCGTGTGCTCTTTTGTTAATTGTTATAGTCTTATCAGTGATTGTAGCCTCTTCAGTAGTGAAGTTTTGCTTATCATCTGTAAGTGTCTCACCAGTAGCTTTAGCAAACTGAGACATATGCAAGATGTCACCGAATCTAAGCTCACCGATATGCTCAGGTGTTTTGTCGAAAAAATTAGCGATTGG